TGTTGACGATCATCTTGCACTTTTCGAGCTCGAAGTACACCGGCGGGCCACCGTTGGCGCCCTTGGCCAGCGTGATCTGGAACTTGAGTGGCCCCATCTGGTAGCCCAGACCCAGCACCGCAGTCTTACCGACGTGACGCTCGATCTTGTCGGCTTTGGTCACTTCGCGGCCGTAGACGGTGTCAGCGAACTTGCAGTAGGCGTCCCGGTCCAGACCCTTGTCCGCGTCCTTGAACGCGTCCAGCAGGTCATTCTGGCCCCAGAGCCAGCCGTTCACGCGGCACTCGATCTGGCCGCTGTCCTGCACACAGACCATGTGTCCTTTGGGCGCCAGGATCGACAGTCGCAGCTCGCCACCGCGGGTCAGGTTCTGCATGTTCATCTTGTTCTGCCCGCCCCAGCGCCCGGTGTGGGCACGGTAGTAGGCATAGCCGACGGGCAGGGACCAGCCGTTGGCGCCGGCATTCAGGAAGCGTTGCGCCCGGGTGACGTTCGTCGTCGACTTGACAGCGATGCGCACGTCCACCAGGGCCTGCAGCCGCTCCTGTTTCTCGACCATCAGTTTGACGTCAGCCGGGTTGTTCAGGTCAAAGCCCCATTCATCACACAGGTGGGGCAAGGCCAGGAACTTCTCGTCATCCTTGGAGAACGCGTAGACATACTTGTCTTCGTCTTCCGTACCTGCCTCGGCTGAGGCCTTGCGCTGCTCCTGGTTCATCTTCATCCACTTGGGCGAGATCTTGCGCGGCGGCTCGACACCTTCAGCGCGCAGCAGGTCGGCGAACTTCTCGTTGCTGCCGATCACCTTGCGGATGATCATCAGGTCGCGCTCGACGCCGGTGAGCAGCTTGTCTTTGCCCACCAGCAGCTTGGCGTCTTTCCAGTCTTCGGGGTCGACCGCTCCGTACATCAGCACTTCGCGGCGGGCCAGCTCGCGCTCGAGTTCTTTCTCGACACGCGGGATGTCGACCTTGAGTACCGGGCTACAGAACATGCGGCAGGTGAGGTCGATGAGGTGGATCTCGTCGTCAGGCATCTTGGGCAGCATCTCCTTGAAGACGCGCAGCATCTCGTCGACGTCGTTGGCGCAGTAGATGGCGGTCTCGTCGTAGAGCGCTTTGCCCCAGTTGAGCACGCCCTTGGTCTTCTCTAACGAGCCCTCGATTTTGCCCGGGCCATCATAGTAAACAGATACCTCGTCAAGACCAGCACCGAGGTCGTTGCTATGCAAGCCACGTGCCATGCTAAGAGAATCGTAGAGAAAAGCAGGGTGAACACCGTAGTGGTGAGACAGGATAAAACCGTCAAACTGCGTGTTGTGGCAGAGGAGGGCGTGTGTAGCCCAGTTGATCTTAGCCAGCTCGGCCTTGATTTTTGCATGAGGGATGATCCTTGTTTTGCCGTTGCCGACTTTGATGCCCATCATCTGGGCGCGAAACCTCGGATCTCGGACATATTCAGAGGTGCTGAGTTTGCTGAGGGTGTACTCGGCTGAGTAAAATGTTTCAAAGTCAATTGACACGAGCCGAGGCCAATCGACCCTGTGTTGCGGGACGTTAGGACGAGCGAAGGGCTCTTGAATGAACGCCGCTTTGGGTTGTTTCTTCAGCGCTGAAGACCAGCTCATATAGTGCACCCTTCATGAAGATCGCGCTTAGCCTTGAGGTAAGCCTGGTGTGCTTCAGCAGGTAGTTTGAAGAACCCAAGGTGGCGATACACTCGGTTAAGGCTGATAGTCGCCTTCCATCTTTGTTTCTGTGCGCTCCAGCTCACTCCAAGATAGCCTGCTTGATTATTGATGTTGGCGCCTTGCCGGTTTTCACAGTTTATTTGTTGGCTGACGTCCCGAAGGTTCTCGATCCTGTTGTTGGATTTGTTGCCGTCAATGTGGTCGATATTTCCTTCGGGCCAACGTCCATGTACATGAGCCCAAACGAGACGGCTGTTAACGTAGGCCTTCCCTAATAATGAGGTTCTGGTGTACCCCCTTCCGTTTAGCCCACCAGCAGTGTCACCTGTTTGGGCTCGCGTCAGTTGTCCTGTCCGTGGGTCGTAATCAAGCAGATCTCGTACTTGCTGGGGAGTAATCATGCTGGTTCCAGTTCTTTCTTTTTGCGTGCTCTGGGCGTTGCAGGTGTTTTGTTTGACGTTTGAAAAAGATCCAAAAGGTTCGTCATACGGGCATTCTTTCCCTCCAACATTTCCCATACTTTTTCTTCTATCGTTCCTTTCGCCAGGATGACGATGGTCTCAGTCTTGGCCGTCTGACCCATGCGGTGCTGGCGCTTGCTGCCCTGCTTGAAGATCTCCAGGTCATAGGTCGGTGAGGCCCAGATCGTGGCGGTGCCCTTGGTCAGGGTCAGGCCGTGTGCCGCCGACTTTGGATGCGCGAAGATCGTCTTGTAGACGCCGGCCTGGTAGCCCTGCACGATCTCGTCGCGCTCGCGGTCGCTGGTGTTGCCGTCGATCACGGCGAACGAGATGCCGCGCTTGTCGGCCTCGGCGATCAGGGCATCGCGCTGATGTTTCCACAGAAAGAAAACCAGCGAATGCTTTCTCTGCTCGATCAGGTCCAGCACCATCTCGTAGCGGGCGGTGTCGATGACCTGGTAGCCGCCCATGCCGTCGTAGACCGCGCCGGACGCGACCTGCAGCAGCTTGGTGGCCACGGCAGCCGCGTTGATGGCGAGCATGGCCGGCTGCTTGCCAGCAAGGCTCAGCATCTGCGTGTCTTCGAGCTCGCGGTAGGCTTTGAGCTGTTTGGGTGTCAGATCGTACTGCAGCGGGTACTGGTGGTTGGGTGGAATGTCGACGCAGTCTTCGAATTTGTGTCTGATTACGATGTCAGAGAGCAGGCTAAAGACAGCCTCCTCAGCGCCGTCCTTGTCCGTCCACTTGACGGCCTGGGCCATGCGTCCTACCTGGTGTGGTGTGCAGACGCTGTCCCTGAATTTGTAAAAACTGTTGCCCAGGCGTTTGCCACCATCCAGGAGGTAGGCCTGATGCCAGACATCGGTGATTGAATTCGAGTTCGGCGTGCCTGTCATCAGGCAGATGTTGTCGAAGTATTTGGCAATCTTGGCAGCCGCCTTGCTGCGCTGACTGGTGTGGTGTTTCAGAGACGTCGACTCGTCCACCACCAGCTCGCTGAACTTTTTAAAGAAGGCGGGTTTTTGGGTGGCGAGCCACTTGGCTGCGTCGACGTTGGTCACGTAGACGTCAGCGTCTGCGTTGAAAGCCTCGGCGCGGTTAGCGGCGTCGGCGACTGACACCTTGAGGTGTGGGGCAAACTTCTTAAAGTCATTGACCCAGACGGACCGTAGGAGGGATCGCGGTGCGAGAACCAGCAGGCATCCGCCCCCGGATGCGCGTCGTTTAGAAAAGCCAGCAATTCGAACAAAAGTCTTTCCTGTCCCGGGGTCAGAACAGTCAAACACGATGGGGGTGGTGTCATTGTGTTTGATGCTGGTGGTCTGATGGGCGAAGGGTTTGATGGTCATTTCATGCCCTTCGTTGCAACAGTGAGTTGTCCACGGAGTTTGGCCTCGACAGCTTTCCTGATCTTTTCTTGCATGACCGGGATTGTTGACAGCTGCTCGACAACGATTTTCTCAGCGACATCAGCCCAATGTTTTTTGACCATTGCTTTGATTTCTGCGTCGGCGCGATAACTGTTTGTTTCGTCAGCAACAGCTACACGGATCTTGCGTTCGATGGCTGACTTGATTTCAGCCTCGGTAATCTCAATCTCTATTTTCATATTTACCTCGAAGTGTTAGGGGTGCCCGGCTTGTGCGTTACCTGGCCGGGGCAGGGTAGGGTACGGAACTAGCGATGAGGTTCGAGTCTGGGGCGGCCGCTAGCTCCACTCAGCAGGGGCAGGACGCACCCCGATGCTGCTGAGCAAATGTTCTCCCCGCCCCTCGGAGAGTGATGGTTCATGCTTTCCTCACGCCTTGCGCACGCCGACTTGGCAGTGGCCTGTATGTTCTGGGCCCCACGGGCAATATTGACAAGACCATTTATTTGGGTTGGGGGGAAAGTCAGTGCAGTCTGTAAGCGCAGTACCCTGTTTATCGAACGAGCGTTTGAAGCGCAGCGCCTGGTCGCGGGTGAATGTTTGACGGGTGGTCTCGCCTATGTCAATATAAAAAAGCTCGGCAGAGATCACTTCCAGATGCGGATGGCGTAAGAAAGTCGCCAGCGCGTATAACTGAAGCTGTTGGGAATGTTTCACTTCATTTCCAAATTTGCGGCCCGTCTTGTAATCGATCACAATGGCCTCGTCGTCACCAACATGGACTAAGACGTCAAGCTTCATGCGTAACCAAGCGGTGTCCCACGGTGTGATCTCCCAGTCCTTATCGAACCCCCACTCGCCCTCTAGCTCGACGGCTCCAAGCTCGTAGAGCAGCCGCAGGAAGTCAGCATGCGCGCCGAAGTGCTTGTCGGCTTCAGGACAGAGCGCATCATGTTCTCCGCGGACATAAGTCTCGAGGTTGTCATGAACACGTGACCCGCGGTCATTAGCATGCTCAGCTTTCCCTGGCGGTAGCGGACGCTCTGGCTCGGGGATCTTCTTGATGTGCTTGATCTCGTAATACTTACGGCACTTCTCGAAGTCACCGAGGCGTGAGAAAGACCAGCTGGCGGGTTTGATGGTTGGGTTAGTCATAGGGCTGGTGTGGTCGGGTGATAGATTTGTTTGGCTGTTTTGCGGGCAGCTATAGCGTCCAACAAGTTTGAAAATAACCCAAGGTGCTCTTCCTCGTTGTTAAGCGTGATGCGCACCCGCCATTTGCAGGCTACGGCGCTCCATGTGACCCCAGGGCAGCCTACCCAGTTGTTTATGTGGCTGCGCCTGTTGTGCTGGTTTTCGGACCGAGTAACGTCTCGTAAGTTTGCAATCCGGTTGTCATGCTTAACCCCGTTGATGTGGTCAATGACACCAGCAGGCCAAGAGCCGTACACGTATAGCCATGCCGCACGGTGCAACAAGAGTTTGCGTCGATCTATCATGGCTTGAAGGTATCCTGCTCCGTTGAAAGATCCTGCGACGGAGTTTGCCTGTCCGCCTCCTCGACGAGATACTTTGCGCGTAAATACGCCCGTCTCTGGATCGTAATTAAGCAGCTCTCTAAGCCGCTCGTAAGTTAGAATTGGTTTGCTCATGACGCTTGTCCTTCATTGACAAAGTTGTTTGAAGTGGCCCTCGGGAGACGGGAATCTTCCGAGGTCTGCGCATCTATTCTAACTTAGAGCTCAGATCATGTCGCCGTCGGCGTCAAACTTTTCTTCAGCCAGGCGCTCGTCGATGCACTCGTCGCTGGTCAGGTAGTCGTGCTCGGCCTCGAGGTTCTTGTAGATCCAGTCGGCGAAGTCGCGCATGAGCTGGGTGACATCGTCTTCGAGGCCCTCGTCGTTCATTTTGACAACATCCTGGTCGTCATCAGCCTCAACGGTCACGCTCATCGTTCCCGAGTGGCTGTACCGCCCAGATGTTGTGATCGTGGCGCTGAATGGCTCCAGACCCCGCATCCGGCGGCCGAGCTGCAGCAGCAGCAGCTCCTGGGCGATGCGGAGCAGTTCTTCGTCGCTGGTCTCCGCCTGGACCTTCAGCAGCGCGTCCGGCACAAACCAGTAGTCGCCCTCAAAGCTGGCGCCGTCGCCCTGGCTGCAGAAGCCGGAGAAGGAGATGTCGATGGATTGATGAGACTTGCGGCCTTTGCGGTGATGGTCGGTTTTGCTGATGTTGATCCCGATCAATGCGCCCATGCGCACAGCGTCTTCGTAGACAAAGTCCCACCATTCGTCGTTCACGTTGTCGTAGCGAACTTTGTCACGTGCCTTGTCTTTGGCAGATTCGTCGAGTTCATCGAAGGTGAACTCGGTCTGTTCTTCGATCTCGGTCATGATGTCATCCTCTGGGTAATGTTGAGCAAATTTGTTTTCTCTTGAGCAGCGGATTTGATTGCTTCTTGCGTTTGAACGGAGAGCCGGTGAAAGCTTTCATAGCCGTTCGTTGTGAAGCTCCAGTTGGATGTTTTAGAACGAGTGATTGCACCGACTGTGTCGCCGACGTAAAAGACATGCCAGTACCACAGACCGCTGTAGCTGGAGAATGTGATCTTCATACCAACATCCTGTCTTTGATCTTGCGCAGCGCCACCAGCTCATCCCCGAATGCCTTGAGCTCGGCATGGCATCCTGGTTTGAGGCAGTTGGCCGCGCCCGCGAAGTGAAACTCCCAGCCACGGCGTACTGTCAAGCTGACCTGGCCGACGCAGATGCTCAGGTCGTCCGTCTCGAACAAGATGGCTTCTGGGCGCCCGGGTAAGCCGGGACGGACTACGAAGGGCATGTCAGATCTCGATCTGAACTGTCTCGCCCCACGGCGCGATGACGTCGGTGGTGGCGCACCACATGACCGGGTAGCTGGGGGCTGCACCGAAACTTCCATAAAGATCCGTCAAGTAAACAAAACATACCGGGGTGATGCTGTGCTCTTCGACGTACGCGAAGGGTGGGCGGAAGTCGGTACCGCCGACACCGTGCATCTCGAACTTGAGGTCGTCGTTGGGGCCTAACTCGTCGACGTGGTTAATTTCAGAATCACAATATATGAC